AAGACTGTATAACAGTATGGACTTTACTTCAGATGAAGCTAAAGCATCCACACCTGTATCAGCTTGCGGTACGACACTGTCTGTTACACCTACAGTACGCACAATAGTTTCATTAGCAGTAAGCAATCTAATTAATTTTCTTAATAAACAAGCATATAAAACTTTAATTAATATAGATGCTTTTGCAATGAACATTGTTTGTTTTCCTGAATAAAAACATTTAACGGATACCGTTGATTAAGGCTGACATGTATTCGGTGGTCGTTCCGTTTGTTCAATAACGATGGTCAAACTTTAATCAACACTTTTAAGTTAAACTAAAAGTAAAATATTATAAAGATAAAATATGATGTGGCCTTCCCAGGAACACCTTGTGTGCAGATGGCTGGTAAAGAAGACGGCAGGAGAAATCAGAAAACAACAACTCCGAAAGACGCGATAAATGACGCAACAAGAGCTACGAAACCAGTTATGGACATGCATCCGGGCCCTGGTGAATCCCACAACATAGACATAGAAAGGTTAAATGAATATGTATTATAGAACTTACCCCACAAGAGATAACAATGGTCAACTGACTATTGAAGATTTATATGCAGGACGTACCTTACCAACACAAAATGAATCTTCAGTTAAAACAATACGTGTTACTAATAAACCGCCTGCATGGCATCTAGACAGTAGTCTGTTTGAATACAATCTCAAACGCCTACTTGACACAACCCCCATAGAAATTCAGTATACAGAATATAATATTCCTAAAGCAAGTGGCGGTTATAGACTAATATCTGCACCTTCTGACGAACTTAAAGAAATGCAGAAAAAAATATATGACATATGCTTACGCTTTGGTGCACACGCACATGATGCTGCTTATGCTTATATTAAAAACCGTACTTGTTTGAACGCTATGCAAAAACATCGTAATGCGAATACCAAATTCTTTTATAAATTTGACTTGCATGATTTTTTTCCCTCTTGCACAATGGAGGTACTATCTAGACAACTTAAACAAGTATATCCATTCTGTATGCTATCAGATGAAACATTAAATAGAGTCATTGAAATAGCAACATACAATGGAGCATTACCACAAGGTTCTCCTTTATCACCGTTACTCTGTAATATGGTATTACTTCCATTTGACTGGGCGATGTACTATTCAATACGTCATTTCAACGGAGTATATACCAGATATGCAGATGACATACTCATTAGTTTTAATGATAAAAAACAACTTCAGTTTATTAAACACATCATTAAAAGACACTTACCTGAAGGACTTAATCTTAATGATTCCAAATCAAGATGTGGTTCTATCGCAGGCCGTAATCGTAACCTTGGTTTAGTCTTAAATAAAGAACACAACATTACTATAGGCCATAAGAAAAAGATGGAACTTAAGGCAAAATTAAATAATTTTATTTTTGACTTTACAAATCAAAGATACTGGAGTATAATAGATACACAAGTTCTACAAGGAGAGTTGAATTACTTCAGGCAAATTGAACCTGAGTATGCAAACTTTGTGGTTAATCGTCTAGAAAATAAACACCACATTCAACAGTCTATCTCGTCAATGTTTGCCGATATTATAGCCGGACGAGTTTAGATACATCGTCGCGAAGAAAGTGTAATAGGTTTTTCCTGTTATTTTCCCTACTACACCTAGCGACAGTTTCCTTTCTTGCGTATCCACACTGTTGTTCTTTTGCCTCACCTTCTTACGATAGTGTGGATACGATTTTTTTTAACCTCATCAACCATGAATAGTGAAACCCTTTAGTGTATGATGTAGTTATTCATAAAACTATGTTTAACTGTTAAAGGACTACACAGTAAAACTTGTAGTAACATCCCATTGTAGAAGCACCTTCCCCGAAAAATGGGAAGGTCACGCTGGTTGAGGAGACGACCACGCAGCAAGCGGTGCTGCGTTTACGTCTCCTCAACCATGAAGTATTCAGGAAGAGGAATTAATCATTATGACAAACAATGAACACCGTGCAATCGAATTAGAATTCTATTGCATCATACAGCTTATATTTAGTATTGAACGAAATGCAAACTTTCTAATCGCTATACTAGAGGGTTTGCATTTTATTACAGATTTTAACGTAGAAAAAATAATTTACTACGCTAATAAATTTAACTTAGATATGATTTGGAAACCTTATCAAGGAGAAGTAGTTGGTATTTTATACAAATATTCAGATTTGCCTATGAATGCGGTATGCAAAGCTATGCAAATTAGCAGAGTAACGGGTTATAAACTTGCTGAAGATTTTATTAAAAACCCAACTGAAACAATACCAAAGGTTCCAATAGCAGACCTACCAGATTTAAAAGCAGTAATCACTGCTTATAAGATTATGAGAGGACGAATAAAACATAATGGCTAGCTTACATATTAACTTCACAGGACCTAACTCAAAACTACATACAGCCATGTTATCTGAATTCAAAAAGTTAGGACGTAAAGCTCTAACGATGAATCATTATGACTTTGCTGAAGTGTCTGAAGTAACTGAAGACCCACAAGACTGGAAAGAATTTCTTCAGATTGAATCTGTCAGTGAGTATATCACTGAAGAGTTTAACGCTATTCAAGATAGTGAGTTACGTAAACTCATCCTTGATATTAATAATAGTTCTTCTGTTGGTAAAGCACAACTTATTAATGCTTTACAAAAGCAACTTAAAGAACATGCAGATGATAAGAAGACTGGTCCTGCATTTATATATACTTATGTTCCACTTAATCCGGAAGAAAAAAATGCAAGTAATGTTGAGGTATTAAAAAATGACCCCTTTAGAAAAACTATTTAATTATAAATTGCTCAGACCTTATCAGGTTGAGGACATTAAAAAATTATTACGTCATGACTGTGGGGCCTGTTTTAACGAACAACGTACAGGTAAGACACCCATCGCTATTATGACTATGGAAGCCCGTCAACCTGATAAAGTACTAATAGTATGCCCAGCATCTATGCTTTATCCATGGAAAGATGCTTATAAATTTTGGACAGGTAAAGATGCTTTAGTCTGTGTAGGTACTCCAAAGAAACGATTACAAATCGTAGACGCGTGGGAACACGGCCCTCTTATTATAAGCTATGGTTGTTTAAAAGAAACTATACGCACAGGCGGAATGCTCAAAGATATTATTAAAAAGAAACCTGAAGCATGTATTGCTGATGAAGCACATCACTTTAAAAGTCATGATACTGCTACAGCAAAAGCAATGTACAGTTTAAACAGAGTGTGTAAATACAAACTAGCTTTAACAGGTACACCTGCTACTAATAAACCCGCAGATATATTTGGAATATTGCATTGGTTATATCCCGTAGATTTTAGAAGCTATTGGGAATTTATTTATTATAACTTCTTTACCTACAAACAATTTACTGGATTCAATAAATACCATACTGAAATAGGCGATTGGTTGCCAACACGTCTAGAAGCGATGACAGCATATTTAAATAAATTTTCCACACAACGTAAGCGTACAGAAGTTATGCCGTGGTTACCACCTAAAGATTATTTAAAAGTACGTTTACCTGCCACACCGCTTCAACAAAAATATCTCCGAGAGTTAAAAGATTATTTTGAAACGGAAAATATTATTACACAAACCGTACTTGACCGTATGATTCGAGAACGTCAGATATGTGTAGCACCTGGTATCTTAGACCTTAAAGGTTCTAGTCCAAAAATAGATTGGATATTAGATTTCTTAAAAGACTATCCTGATAAAAAAGTTCTTATCTTTTCTAAGTTTAAAAAAGGTATTCAACTTCTACACGACACCTTGTCCGAAAAAAGAATAAAAGGACAAGTGATAACAGGAGAAGTGTCCCCTAAAGATAGAGCAACTATAGTAAACGGTTTTCAAAATAATAATTATCAATATCTAATTCTACAAATTGATGCGTGTAAAGAAGGGCTTACTTTAGATAACGCAGATGTAGAAATCTTTATGGATTCCTACCCGCCTGCTGCAGATATACAACAGGCTGAAGACAGATTTGTGGCTACCACACCTGATAAGAAAAATAAGCCACATCAAATCATACAGCTTATGTTAGCAGACACGTATGATGAAGAGTGTTATAACCTTGTTGAACGTCGTGCTTCCAGTATCGAATGTATCAACAATTATATAGATTATATCAATAAAAGGAGGTGAGAATGAAATGGCAATTCCAATGGCATCATTTACCAAATTGAACCGTGAAGCCTGCAAAGCATCTATTATGATTGAAGGTCTCACAGGTAAGGGTAAATCTGGATTAGCTCTTATGATTGCATACGGACTTGCAGGTGGCTTTAAAGAGAAACCTAATATCAAAGCTTGGGACAAGGTGTACACTGTTGATACCGAAAACCGTAGCTTGAACTTGTTCATAGGTATACCCACCTCTTGGGGTGAAACCTTTGGCCAGTTCTATGGTACACAGTTAACATCTGAAGATGGTTATGCTCCAAGCAATTACCTTTATCTTAGAGATGCAGCTGTTAAAGCTGGTGCAGATGTAGTTATCTCTGACAGCGTTACACACATGTGGACTGCTAAGGGAGGCGTTCTTGATAAGGTTAATGAAATTAAACTCAAGAACCCACGTATGGATAACTATCGCGTATGGGGTGAGCCCGAAGTATCTGCTGAGAAGCAAGCGTTAATAGATGTTATTCGTGACCACAGATGTCACATTATTACAACTGTTCGTGTTAAAGAAAAATTCGATATGCAATATAATAAATCTAAAGAAAAGAACGAAGTTGTATCTATTGGTGAACAGCAGTTACAACAGGAAGGTTTAAAATATGAACCTGACTTAGTGCTTCATATGGAAAACCCCGGTTCAGGTAATCCACAACGTAACCCCAGAGCTAAGGTAATTAAGTCACGTTATGCAATACTTGCTGAAGGTGAAACCTATGAGTTCACTCCCGCTTTATGCGAACAACTCAGACAATATCTTGCAGAAGGTGTCTCTATTGAAACCTTACTCGAACAACAGCGTCAAGACTATGTTAAGGCTGTAACAGAAATCTTAGACACTAACACAAGTGCTAAGACTATATGGCCTGTACTAAAGGATGAAGCTGGTGTAAAAGATGCGAAGCTTTCTGAAATTGAACTTCCTATCTTAAAACAATTATATTCGCAGCTAATTGCTGACTAATCACAAGGAGAATTAATATGGCTATTAACTATGACTCTTTGCCTAGTACAAAACCGCAGAGCACATTGCCTGCAGGATATTATATGGCAACGATTGTAAAAGCAGAAATGAAAAAAAGTACAAACACTGGTGCAGACTATCTTAGTTTACAGTATGATTTGAATAACGGCTCCGGTGTTACAGGTAAACTCTTTGACATGCAGATGGAGTCTGAGAAAGAGTTCCTTCGTTACAAGCTGCAGCGTTTTTTGACTGCGCTTAATTTAAACCTTAGCGGTTCTTTTGAACTTCGCGACCTTTGCAAACTTGTTAACGGTAAAAAATTTATCGTTGATGTAACTGTTGAAGACAACGCACAGTATGGAAAACGTAATACTGTAAATAGTTTTGAACATGAAATTTATTATAATATCAATGAGTGGGCAGCATTGACATCTGCTAATACAGCATCAACAGACCCTCTTGCTATGGTAGAAGATACTGTACCTGCTCCAACAGATGCAGATGCACCTGCCATTAATGCAGCAGATGCTTTAGATAGCGCTGAAGAATATTAATGTTCTTTGAGGATTATTTCGGAATAAGCAGTGCAGCTGTTGAAGTAAATGTGACTTGTCCTTTTACACACCGCACTGCTAACGGAATGCCTTATCTTGAATCTAATCCATCTGCCCATGTGAATACTCAAGATAGGGTATTCCATTGCAAAGCCTGTGGTGTAGGGCATAATGAAACCAGTTTTATACAACAAACATTAGGCTGTTCTTTTGTTTATGCAAAAAAACTTTTAAATTGTTTTAAAACAGAAGAAGACCTGTATCAGTGGAAACAAGACACTACGCTATCAAATGAAGGACGTGTTCGTGCAAATAACTTAGGTATTTCAAACGCAACACTTGAAGAGTTGCATGTCGCTACATCAGATACAGACGACCTGATGTTCCCTGTGTTTATGTATGACCACCTGCTTGATGTGCGTAAGTACAACCCGGGTAATAAACCTAAAGTAAAAAGCAGAACTAACTGTCCTTCTGGTTTAATTATTCCATTTGACATATGGAAAGAAACCTCACCCAAACGAGTAACTATACTCTGTGCAGGTGAAAAAGATATGGCAGTTGCTAGGTCCCATGGGCTTAATGCCATTACTTTTACAGGTGGAGAACAAGCCCGTCCTAAAATGTTAGAGCCTTTCCGAGACAGAATCGTAGCAATATGTTACGACAATGATGAGGCAGGTAAAACTGGCGCAATTAAAGTCGCCACAGAATTGTATGGTATTGCTCATACTGTAAAGATTGTTACAAGCTTCCATGAAGTTTGTAAAGAATCTGGAGAAGACATCACTGACTTCTTTATGAAGTACGGCAAAACCAAAGATGACCTTATTCGTTATATCAAAGACACTCCCGCATTTGAATGTAGTGCTGCAGAACAAACGTCTTTACCAATCATTGACTTACTCACTGCAACAAAACCACAATATGTTAATAAACTTGTGCGTTCAAACATTCAAGTTGTAGCAGTATCAGATTCCAGTTTCTTAACTCCTTCAGCTGCTATAGCTGAAAAGTTTAGATTAGCTGGAAGCAATGACCTAATGGCCGTAGGGCAAAGTGCAGATTGGGAGTTGTCTGAAGATACAATACAGGATGTGTTACATTTAGTAGATAACAACTTTAAAGCGGAGACTATCGTGGAAAATATTCGCCACATCCTAAAGATACCTCCAAAAGAAAAGTATGTGTCTGTTAAACAGTATAGTAAACGTCCTGTATACAAAGCAAATGTTACTGACTTATTTGAAACAACAAGTGCTGAAACAATACCTATGGAGTTCACAGCCTATAGTGTAGGTATGAAGCTTGAAAGTGGTAAGAAGTATCTCGCAACTTACAAACTAGTACCACACCCTTATAAAGGTGCACAGCTTGTTATGTTAATTACCAACGCAGTGCAAGCAACCGACAGTGTAAATGATTTCAAATTAACACCTGAACGTATTACACACCTACAAACAGTACAAGCTTTAGCTGAAACTGTAAAGGATAGGGCTACCGCACTTGTTGAAAAAGTTAAAGGCTTACTAGGGTACAACGGTAACAACACACTTATTACAGCTATGGATTTAGCCTACCACACTGTCTTACAGTTTGACTTCGGTTCATTTAAAAATGTACGAGGTTACTTAGATACAATGATAGTAGGCGAATCTCGTGTTGGTAAATCTAGTACAGCTGAAGCCTTACGCACTACCTATGAGTTAGGAACATTTACTTCTCTCGCAGGTAACTCTGCAACTATACCCGGATTGATAGGCGGTTCAAATAAAGTTAATGGTTCCTTCCAAACTAGAGCGGGTGTTATACCACAGAACCATAGAGGACTTATTATATTTGAAGAGTTCGGTAAAAGTAATAATAACATTATGAAAGAACTCACAGATATAAGGTCTTCTAATGAAGTGCGTATTGCGCGTGTAAGCGGTACAATTACAATGCCTGCTATGGTCAGAATGATTACATTAACTAATGTTAAATCAGATGGTACAATTAAACCAATAGCATCATACCCTAACGGTATTGCTGTTATCACAGAACTCGTAGGCTCTGCAGAAGATATTGCACGTTATGATTTATTAGTTGTATTGTCTGATAGAGGTACTAGTCAAATTAATCCACTATGGGAACCTGAAGCACCGCTTGACAAGAGCGTGTATCAAACTAAACTACGTTGGATATGGAGCCGTACCTCAGACCAAATAATACTATCTCCCGAAATATCTAATTATATTATTGAGAAAGCAAATGAGTTGAACAAACAATACGATTCTCATATTAAAATATTTGGTACTGAGGCATGGAAAAAACTTGCACGTCTTGCTATAGCCGTTGCAGGTTACACCGTGTGTACAGATGAAACGTATGAAAATATTATAGTTACTAAAGACTGTGTAGATTTTGCTGCACAATTTTTTATCGAATTATATGATAATCCTACGTTTAAACTACGTGAATACGTAGAACATGAACGACTCTTTAGTGAGATAGACGACGAAGGTGTTAAACTTCTACAAGAAATCTATATGAAACAACCTAGTTTAGTGCTTCAATTAGAACAATGTGCTACAACAAATAAGAACATGTTGTCAGCTGCGACTGGTTTAACAAGCGATGAGCTAAATAAAGTGTTAATGTTGTTAACCAGAGGTTTATTCGTACGTTATCAGACGCACGACATTGTACCAACCGAACGCTTTAGGTTAGGTATGACTCGTATAAACAGAAATACAAGAGCTTTAAGAGTAGGTGAACACAATGCGTAATTGGAATATGGTAACAATTCGTACTAACGAACAAGCTAATGCAATGCTTAAACAGTTAGACGAACTCAAACCAACTATTGGTGCGTTTGACACTGAAACAGATGGTTTGCATATTATCAATTCTAAGCCGTTCTTATTTCAGTTTGGCTATTTACATCCGACTGAACACATTGGTTACACCTACGTAGTAGATATTCAGAAACAACCTGAACTATCTCGCGCTGTTATTAATGAGTGGCACAAACGTGTAGCAAGTTTTAAACTTTATCTAGCACACAACTGTAAGTTTGACTTACACATGCTCACTAATAATGGAACTCCCTACATAGTGGAGAATGTTTCTGATACTATGTTTTATATTCGTTATGCACACGATGCGTTAACTCCATCAAATGGTGGGCCTCCGCTCGGCTTGAAGGATTATGCTTCTCGTTACATCAGTCCCGATGCTAAGTCCCACGATAAGCTTATACAAGCCGAACGGACTGCCATTGCTAAAATGTTAAACGCAAAACTCAAGGAGCGTCTCAGATTATGTGGCGCTCCACCTAAAGAGTATGGCGCTAAAAGTTATACAATTAAGGTTATTAACCAAATATTAAGCGACCCTATTGCTGATAAGAATAGCTTTCCAGATGCTAAAACACGTCAAGCTTATGACGACTGGTTACAGCTTGATGTACCTACACAGATTCGTGAACAGGTAACAGGTTTGGTTAAAACAGATATGATACCATATACTATGTGCAACCGTGAAACTGTTATCCGTTACGGCCATTACGATATTGTGTGGGTATTGGAAATCTATGAAAGTCTTGTACCTATACTAGACGCTCGTAATAACTGGCGCGGTGTAGAATTTGAACAAAAACTCGTATTTCCATTATATGAAATGGAACGTTGTGGTTTTAAAGCTGATGTACCGTACCTTAAACAAGCTCGTAAAGAATTAAAAGAGTATATACAAAAACAACGTTCTCAATTAATAGAGCTTGTTGGAGAACGATTTAGCATAGCACAACACGCTAAAGTGTTAGAACTCTTACAAAAGCGTGGAGTAAGTATTGACTCAACACGCGACGATGTTATGGCTAAAGTTAAAGCAGACTTAAAACACACCGACCCGGATAATGATTGTATTAAAATTATTAGTTTAATACAAGAACTACGTACATTAGAGAAATGGTATAGTGTTTATATAATGAGATTCATTAAAGACTTAAAGCATACAAATCGCTTATATACTACTATCAACCAAGTAGGTACGGTGTCCGGCAGAGTTACTTCAGACTTTCAACAGTTCCCTAAGCAAGGTATTACAACTGTTGACGGTGTAACACTGTTTCATCCTAGACATCTTATAGGTGTTGATGGAGGAAACCATACTGCAATAGTTTATCTTGATTATTCTCAAATTGAATTACGCTTCCAAGCCTTCTATACTATATTAGTTGGACACCCTGACCTTAATCTCTGTAGAGCTTATATGCCTTATGAGTGTCATAGAGAAGACGGAACTATGTTTGACTATACAAACCGTGACCATATTACATCTGCTTATGACGGCACGTGGTTCTGTAATGAATCTAACGAACCCTGGTCTCCTACAGATGTGCACGGTGCGACAACTAAAGCTGCATTCGGTATAGATGAAACACACCCAGACTTTCATAACTTACGCTATGTAGGCAAACGTGTAAACTTTGCTAAAAACTACGGAGCACAATTCCGTAAAATCTGGGAGATGTTTCCCGAATATGATGCTGAAACTGCTCGACGTATAGACGCAGCATACTACACAGCGTTTCCAGGGGTTAAGAAATACCACGAGTATTGTTACCATAGAGCTGAGCTAAGTTCTAATACTCAGAACTTATTTGGTATAAGATACTATGGGGTATCTGGACACAAGCTAGTTAATATGTTAGTACAAGGAAGTGCTGCGTATTATCTAAAATGGAAAATACGTGAGCTTTACGATTATGCTAAAGCACATCATCTAAAAACTAAATGGCAAATGCAAATACACGATGAACTTTCGTGGAGCTTTTGTCCTGAAGATGGCGTTGAAGTTTTATTTGATTTTAAAAGAATCATGGAAGATTGGGAAGATGGTCAAGTCCCAATCGTTGCAGATATGGAAATCACCACATCTACTTGGGCTGATAAACAAGAGGTGAATTCAGTTGAAGAAATTAAACAACTTATCTACACGCGTTGAACATCTCTTAGCAAATGCTGTATTCCTTAACGACTATGTTGCAACAGGAAGGATACCGTCTAATGAAAGCCCGTAATATTCCTTGGCACAAATATATCTTAGCTTTGGACCCGAGCGGTAGCTTTTATGAAGGTAAAGGAACCACAGGTTGGTGTATGTTTGATACACGTGAAAACAAATTCATAGCCTGTGGTTCTTTATTTGCTAAAGATTACGCTAGTGCAGAAGAATACTGGCAGAGTGTGATAGATATTATAGACTATTGGGTGCGTTTAACTAAACACCACACCGTTATAGTTTGTGAAGATTATCTATTATATGCTAGTAAACTTTCAGACCAAATAAACTCTCGTATGGAAACCTGTAAACTTATAGGTGCTATACAATTACATTGTTACAAAAAGAATATAATGTATTGTATGCAGACTGCAGCTGAAGTAAAAAAGCGGTGGGCTAATAATATATTAGAACACAAAGGATATATTAAACTTTATCGTAGAGGTTATATTCCTACTTCAGGCGCAACTGAAACATACACACATCATACTCTTGACGCAATACGACACGCAGTACATTATCACATTTTTAAAAATGGAAGGTGATTAAATGACGATAATGCAAATGTCTGATGGAACAACAATAGAGGCACCACTGCTAGATATACTCATTGACAATGTTTCTGAACTTGACGAAGATGAATATGCTTTAGCTCGTCGCAAAGGTTTGGGCGCAAGTGATAGCAGCGTACTCTTAGGTGTAAACCCCTATAAGAAAAAAAGCGACCTTATTGTTGAGAAACGTAGTAAAGTAATTACTGATGAAGAACGTGCTATTAAAAAGAAGGACGCGGTTCGCAAAGGTTTTGATTTAGAACCGTTAATTATCCAAAAATATGTAAAGCTGACGGGCAACCTAGAACCAATAAAACCCACAGCAATGTATCAGATTAATACAACACCGTGTTTAACTATAAACTTTGATGGTGTAGGATGTGTGGATAATTGCTTAATACCTGTTGAAGCAAAGTTTGTTACAACTTACGGAGATAAGTATTATAATCGTAACAATGCTTTTCAAAGAGAGTTTGGAGAGTGTGCACTACAACGCCAATGTAGAGCATACACCGACAGTACTGACCGTATTATAGCTAAAGCTGAAGCGTGTGGTATACCACCATATTACTATACTCAAGTACAACAACAGATGTACGGCCTAGGTGCGCCATTTGGTTATCTCTGTGCTTTGCACGATAAAGGTTGGGAAACGGTAGTATACTTTATTCCACGTGACGAAGAGTGTATTCGTAACATTATAATTTCAGGTACCAAAGCCTGGATGAAAATAGATAAATAATTAAAACCCCTCTGGCCTTTCGGTTAGAGGGGTTTTTTGTTAATAATAATAGTAATTGTCTTTTAAACGATGTCGTAAAATATTAGTTGAAGTCTGTCGTACATAAGAATTATATTGATTAGTACGCAGTCTATATGTTTTAGACCCACCATAAAGGCTTCTAGGCTTTTTATTCTGAGCCATACGAGTCAAAGTATAGGAAGGATACTTTGAGTTATATGGGTTAGAATAATTTTTCTTAGCATAGTAGTTGGTTTTAAAACCACCTAAGATATTATAGTCTGAGTCATACCAATAATAATTATCTTTTACGGGTACATACGCTGCACCGAATACAGATGGTAGTGCTTGGTGAATGCTTGCATCTTGTATACGCACACCAATATTATTATGACGCCAACCATCTCCACCGTAACCCACGCGTTGCATTATTGTATCAAAATATGGTAGTGAATTAGCAAGAGAAGAAGTACTCATTTGTTCAACAATGTCTTCACCTTTTACTAAACCATTAATAAATAAATTCAATAACGTTTCGTATGGTGGTAGCAATCTTTCAGAATATGAATTAAGCGGAGTGAATAACATTTTAGTCGCATCCAAAACTGAAGGACTCAGTTTAAATACATGATAAAGCTCTGTATCTTGAGGTCCCTTACCATATCCAAAATCATGTTTAATATTTTTACTAGATTTAATAGTAATATTACCATTAAGGATGTGGTATAGTCTTGCAGCATTTATTATAGTCCAAGGTGCGTTAGCTTCAAAACTAGTAAGGTCTCTAGACCAATCAAAGGTATAATCATAAGATTGATAAGCTTCTTGGTTTGGTTCAAAAAGACCTTGGTAGTCTAAAATAGTTCTAAAAATATTTTCCATTTGACCGACTAACATAGGGTTTTTATACATCATTTCTATCCAAAAGTTTAAGTTTTTATAAGAGAATGACATAAACGGAAATACAATTTCAGTATAAAGCATACCTATTGTTTTGTCTGAATAATCAAAATGAGTTTTAATAATAGCTCTATTCGCTTCATCAATGGTATCCCCTAGTTCTAAACGCTGTAAGAACATTGAAAGACGCGCTGCTTGTTCAATATAATCATTAGCTCCATATACAAAACGCATAGGCGTTTCACGCGTAATCCAATGGTTAAACCTACCTAACATGCCTGCATCGTCAAACTTTTTAGAAACACCGGGTATATTTGCTAAAATAGTTTTAGCTAAACCACCGCTAGGCCCATAGTTAATAAACGCATCCACAATAGAAAACATCTCTGGTTGTAGTAAATTAGGTTTAACTTTGTTAACTAATGTAGCAGTAACATTTTCAGATAATTTTTCAAGTTGTTTTATAACGCGTCTTTGAAGTTTTTCTGGATAACTTGCAACAATATCTTCAAGAGCTACATCATCGTTAAAATTATTACAAAACTTATAAAAGACCTCATATTCTAAATCTGACGCAAAATACCTGCCCATGGCTGCGGCGTACTCTTGTCCAACACTAGTATGTTTACGAACTATTCCTACCGTTTGTATAAAGTGACTAACGCTTTTACCTAATGAAACTTGTCCGTCTAAAGAAGCGTATGTCTTATAGTTACTATCTATAAGATTACGTATAATAAAACCAAGAGACCCGAGGTATGCTACTTTATACACGTCACTAATTGCCTTAGCAATTCTGGCAATAAACGGTAATTTAAATTCATTGACCGCTTCCATAAGCTCCGCTGCGTGTGTACGTGGTATAATGTGTACGCCGCCCATTTTTTTAGCACGTTCGATAGATTTAACATTCACTAAATCCAATTCTTTTACAACTAAACCCGATTTTGTTTTATCCCAATAACCTGCTTTAGTTATATAAACCATGCAAAAATCATTGTTTTCTTTTAAAAGGTTGTACAAATCTTCGTTTGTTAAACTTTTAAAAACTTCAGCAGTGCTGATATCGCTATGTTTGTTTAGTATCAAACTACAATAGTATATTAAATCTTTTTCATTTTTAGATACGGCCGTAGATATTGTGTAAGCTATTTGCTTAAAGGGGTCAGTCGTATGATAAACTTCAGAATTATCTGTAATAAACTGCCATAATGTATTATTTCCAATAACACAGTTGTTAGCACGCACCTGACCTCCAAAATACGCGGGTCTTACTACATTTCCACTTTCATCTGTTATTACTGTTGAAAGTACGTCCACATCTGGAAGACTGGCCATGTCTTCTTCTGGTACGCCTGCGCGTCGTAAAGCGTCGTGTATTTCTTCAACCACGTCTGTAGTCATAATGTCTCCGCGAGAGTGGCCCATATTTTTAACACCCTTTTCAGTAGCGTACTCACGAGCACGTTTGAAAAAACTATAAAGGGTATCATCAATACCGGGTACGTTTTTTATAACCACAGGAGCAATATCCATATCTGTTGCGGCAGCAAACACGTCACGTTTAACAGCGATAATATGCACATACCCTGTGACATCTCCCGTGCTTGTTGTGTTTTTTAGATTATCAACAACCACAAATGAGTCTACATCTTTTTTAAAATCAGAAAGGTCTATCTTGGAATCGGTTGTAAAACAAACAAACGGTCCTCTAGCAAACGCTTCTTCTTTAAGTGCAGTTACACGATTCGGTCTTTCTAAAATTTCTTTAATAGCGGCAGCATCTAAACTATCGTTATAACGACGGATACTATGTTCAACAACTTTACGACCGCCTCCAAATGTATCAAGATATGTGTCAAGCTCTTTAGCTAATGCGTGTATAGGTTCTAACAGCGCATGAGATAATGCCGCATGTAAATTATAAAGATTGTGTCCAACGTTATATTCTCTAATATCATCAAACACCGTATTTTTTCTAAGCGTATCTACAAATTTATCATATGTAAATAAATCGTCTGCGAAAATAAATTCCGGTAAACCACCGTCAGGGTCTAAGTTATATAGTATAGGCGCAGCCTCATAATCTTTTATACCACGTATATCAGCTATTTTTTTATCAACCCTACCAAAGTGTTTATACATATCATTTTGTTTTAAACCGACGTCATCTGAGAGTAGCCTATACGCATATATTGCTGTGGCTACTGTTGTAATGTTATCGGGTGAATCATACAATGTTTTAATAAAACTATGGTGTTCCGCAGCTTCTTTAAGAAAAGAACGGGCGTCGTCTATAACTTCATCAATATAGTCAGAAGGTATCCAAGTACGTATACGTTGAATATATTTTGCATGTTTAGTAAGCCTAGCTAAATCTGTAGAACGCAACATTTTCTTAGGTAATGAAACTCCGTTAGGAAGTTCTCGAAGACTCTGTACTTTATAAACTTTAAGCGCCTTCTGTAAATCAAATATATCTTCAACTTCATAAGATATGACGCGCACAGGGTTAATCATGACTCCGTCTTTAAATACGTTAGCAGCAAAATGTTGCATTATATTTTTTCCAAGTGCAACATCAACTAAACCATCTGCTGCTAGTTCTTTTATATAACGTTGTATCTGGTCTTCTAATGAATCTGGATTTAATTTAGATACAATAAAAAATTTATTTTTACCTAAAGTTTTGCTGGGATTGCTCCACTCTTGTAAAATACCTTTTATAATCTGTTCAAGAGCACCGGCTTCACCAGCACCTTCTATGCCAAACCCTTGTAGAATTTTTGTAGAACCTTTGTTAGATGTTGTTAAATCTTGTAACATTGCTTTTAATTCAGACAATGTTCTAACATCACTATATTGAAAAGGCTTATTTTTTAAAGCAGGGTTGTCTTCAATTAAAGCTTTTTCAAAAAGCTGCTGCAGCTGTGATTTAAACGCCTTTTCTTGTTCTTCGACTAACTGAAACATAACGTTGTTATTCATATGCTTCATAGTATCAAACTTATCTACATCATTAAAAAACGATTTTATCTTCTCATTAGAACGCTTTGTTAAGGTAGGTATATCATAACCTTTAATATTGTGTCCCACTAAAACAACAGAACCTTGTGCATCACAATGTGCTTTAAAAGCATTTAAGGCATCGTCAATGTTTTCAAAAACAAGTTGTGTTTCGGAATGTTTTGCATTTACAACACTATCGTTCCACCATTTCTCCGCATCTGCCTCTTGGGTTAATTCTTTTAAAACATTTGGAGTAGGTTTATAACCAGCAGGAGGTCTGATAATACAGTTAAATTTAGAACCAGGTAGTTCTACAAGATTATCGTCTAATACTTTACCAGAAATCTGGAAGACATGTGCTGCTACTGCATTAGCGTCTGTAGACTCAATATCAAAGGCGACTATACGTTTACCTTTAGCACGTTGTAATAATCTTTCTGTAAGATTGTTTAAACGTTTATCATCAGTATATTTAGTTAACGATAGTAAATCTACGAGGTTATCTACGTCTACCACGGCACTGTGTGCTTTACCAGATTTAAGTCGGTTATGAATACGTTCTACACAAGCTTTTGCTTCTGGAGGTAAATCGGTTCTCTTAGATAACGTTGTAACAATTTGTCCTAAAACACTGGTCATTGATGTTGACGGTGCATCAAACAAGTTACGTATATATAAATTTGTGTTGGTCATCATTTCATCAACAACATTTGATATGTTATTAATGGTTATTTCACGATGTTTACTTAATTGAGTCATAAGTGCATCGACTAATCCGGCTGTGTAAAAACTTTCTAAACCGTTTGCTTGTGCTAAGTTAGCTATATTTGTAACCAAACTTTTATAAGCGTGTAAACGTTCTATCAACTGTTTAGAAGCTGTAACAACAGCCCCAAACACTTCATCAGCTGCGTATGCAGAATCGTTTAAAACTTTATAAAGAAGACTATCAGCGTTCTCGTACATTGTTAGTAAATCTGCTAAATAAGCGTCAGGATAATCATAAATTTTTTCAGTGTTAAAATTAGCTAAAACTTTTATTTCATCATCAGATAGTTTTAAAAAGTTTTCTGCATGCTCAAAAGCTAAATCTAAATTATTTAATCCTAACTGTTCTGTACCATTAGAAATACCGTGTAGTTTGTTTATACGATAATAAACAATTTCTTTTAACTTTGTTAACGCTGTATTTATATCTTGTAATAAACTTTGTTCTGTTGCTGATGAGACACCTTCTTCATAAGCCATTTTTAAATTAAAGTCTGCGTCATCAAGCTCTTCAAAAGTTTTGTAAAAAACACTTCCTTCTTCAGCCAAAGCATAAGCTTTAATAATATTATATTTATCTAAAGTTAATTCATCTGCTTCAATGTTTTTTAATAAATCATATAGTTCTCTAGTAGTGGCTGAATATTCTTTCACAGCGTTCACAAAATTTTGCACAATGAATTTAGCTTCTACACGTGTGGACCCCTCTAAAGATTCAAAATCACTTAATGCTTTTTTTAAAGCTTTATTATCACTTTGCTTTATAAAATTTACATAAGCTGCATAAGATGTTTCGTCTATACGAACATCATCTATATAACGTAGCGGGTCTTTTTTAAGCAAGTCTTGTGCATAAAAACGCATATGTTCTATAAAAGCGTCTGTTATATTTTCAACAACATCCTCACCAGTTTTTGGAAACACGTTATATTCTTTAAGAAGTAAACCATTGTCCAACAGGTACTGCATAAAAGCACCAACAGATGTGTTTTCATAAGCAGTTTGCAATATGGCTGGAGTAACTTTAACATGGTTTAAGGTACGTATTAATGCAGCGCCTTCCACAGTAATGCCTAACATACTATTTATAAAAGCAGCAGTACGATTTATTACACTGTATACAACTAGCTTATATTTTGAAATATCTGCAGGGTCTATAAAATCAGATAAAGGCTTGACAGACAACACAGGTAATTCTTCGATAGCCTGTGATATAATTTGTGTTGTAGCACGCACGTTTGATTCTACAGCGTCTACAGTGTTTTGTGTATAACGCCTATGTTTTGCAACTGCAATATCATTTTTTAATGCTTCGGCTTTATTTAAAGTATTTAGCCAATCTTGGCCATGCTTTTGTTTTAAAATAAAAGTTCTTCTGTTTTCTGTTAATAGCTTTAACGCAACCTGTTGGTCTTCTTTTGATAAAGCTTTAAACTCATCTGAATTTACATATCGCGCAACAGCCTCTTTAGAATATTTATTTTTATATTCAGGAATTTTATTCAGCTTACGCAATATCATTTTTTCTTTATCAGCTAATGCTTTTAAAGATTGTATTTCTGTAGGACTGTAAGATGTTTGCGTTGTGCGCGTTAACATTGAATCGTTAAACATGTTTTTAATTTCAGAGGCATTTGAAGTATTAATGTCTTCTGTTATATTAAATTTTCTAAACTGATTTAACTCTTCTACTAAGTCTTCATAACTTTGTATGAGTGAATCTCTAACAGAAATATCAGAATCATTTAGTTTAAACTCTTCTAAACTGTCTCTAAATTCTTTTACGAGAGCATCAAAAGAAGATATAGCATACACGTCAGGCTTTTCTGCGGTTCTTAAAATAGTGTATACGCCCGGAATAATTTCTTCATCTAAAACGCCAAGTGCATCTAGCTTACTTTGTTTTATCGGCGTAGTAAGACGTGCTATAGCAGCCGAAGAGTCATCACCGTATTCTTCTAAACTTTTTTTGAGATGTCCATATTTTCTATTAAACTCTCGTAATAATTTTTCACTTTTTTCAATACTTTTAGCCTGTGTAAGAAACTCTTTATTGTTTTTATAGTGATGTGCGTCGATGCTTTTTTTATAGTGTAAACGTACCATATCGTCTGAAAAATCTTCTGTTAAAAGTTTATTAATATTTTTTAACTCATCAGTAAATTTAACAACGTCAGTATTTTTTACAATAACGTTAGCATCGTCTAAGTACTTAATATAATCTGTAAAGGACGCGACACCATCTATATTTAACTCTTTAACGAGTGCATCTATTTGAGCTATGAAACTCTTTTGCGCGTATGTAACTTTTTTTACAGCATTTTTATTTAATGTCTGGTGATTTAAAAATAAGTTGTACGCGTTTTTAACTTCATATACTGCGTTTATAAACGCTGTATCTATAGGTGCGTTTTTTTCTAACGCTTTAACGGCATTGTTAAGTGTTTTACGGTCTAGGGTTTTTTCTAAATCGGATATAGTTTTAACAACACCAGGGTCTTTTAAGGCTCTGATGTTACGTATTAGACCAGTGCCTTTAGCACCTGCTTTACTAAGCAACACTATTTCACCGAGTCCGGTTGTACCTGCTGTCCAACGCAAAGCACTTTCAAATTTGTTAGCATTAAGATACGCTAGAGCACCACGTCTAATAGCCGCGTTTGTACTGGGCAACAACACGTCATCTGCATTTTTTGCAACTGAGCTAAGATATTGTGCTGCCGCTTTTTGTACTGCAGGAGGCATTTCAATATTTGAAAACAAAGATGCTTTGTAACGTGTTTTCTCGCTTTGCATAAGGTCGCGAGATAAGTTAGAATAAGCTTTGTTACCTTTGCCAGAGAGCTCCGCGCGGGATATAGTTTTCTTTAATAACGGTTTTAAACTATCAGCAAATGAATCTATTGCTTCATCTGTTAGCTTACCGGACTCATCAGCTATAGCTATAAGGGTTGCTTTAGCAGAATCTTTTGTTAAGAACTTAGATGTGCTTGCAAGTTCGTCTGCTATATCATCTAAACTCGTTGCACCAAATTTTTTAACGGCAGTTTTTAGTGTATTTGTGACAGTGTCTGACACCGTGTTTGCAACGGTTTTAGCGCCCACAGATACGGCTGCTTTACCACCCCACGAAATCCAGTTAAGCGGGTCTGATATAATTTCTAAGGCTAAGCTGGATATAAGATTTGTAGAACCGTTGCCTGTATTCATATAGTCCATATAGTCGTATTGTTTACGTCCGTTATGGTCTCCAACCAAACCTTTAATAAATCCGTCGCCGCCGTCAAGAACAAGTCCTTTAATAGGATTGGACACAATGTCTAAGGTGTTACCTAAGTTTACAAGTGAATTCATCAATGCAGTAGAACTGCCTCGTAAAAAACCGTTCCAACCGTCTTCTATAACTCCTTGTGCTATTGGGTCAAACACGGTGTCTTTAATTAAAATACCGGTATCTGCTATTAAACGTATAGGTGTTGCCCACCAATCATCCATCCAAGGTGTGCTCGAATTAGCCCAGCGTTCTCTATGTGCAGCACTGTTTAAGATAACATCAGCCATAGAATTATAAGCTAGGCTGTTAGTTGGGTTAACCATGTATCGGGTGTCAATAGGGAGAAACCCCAGTGCTTGTGTATAATAAGCACTAGGGTCTGTATTCTGTTGCGTTGGATTTATACGCGGCGGTTCTAACCGAGGGAGTGTCGGTTTAATAGATAAGTCTATATCGTAAAAGCGAGGCTTAGGTGTCATAGGGCTACCTCCTGAAATTTATTTATTAGGGTTTACTTGTCGTAGGGTATATTCTGTTAGGTTGTTTTGCTTACGTATAGCATTGTTCTTTTGGAGATTACTTTGAGCCTGGGCTTCTAAAGCCTTCTTTGTTACAGTATTAGCATTATTGCCTTGTGCACCGTATCTATTAGCAGACTGTGTGCTAAGCATTAAGTCTGAAAGAGCGTTAAATGTGTCGACATCAAACTGACTCTTATACTTGTCTATTGTAGAAGCAGCACTCATTTTCGCATCAGCGTAACCGCCCAGTTCCTGACGCAGCTTAGACTTCGTATCATTAGACTGATTGTACAACCCATACAGTGTGTTAGTATTGTAATCTGTAGCGGAGCCTAGTGTCTTATTTAAGGTTTCGTGAGCAAGTTGACCGCTTTGTGCTATATTGTTTAAGTTAGCTGATTGTTGATTCTGATAATCTGTAGCGAGCTGACGACCTGTGTTAAAAGCGTTTGTCTGCTGTTGGTACTGGTTTGCAAGTGCGGAAGCGGCATATAAGTTACCTTTAGCACCACCTACAGATGAAGCTAGTTTAGTCAACTGGTCCGTTGTCTTAGAGTCTCCTGCAGTTACTGCGGCAATGTATGCACGCTGGGCTGCGTTAAATATTTGGTTAGACTCTTTATTAGCTTCTTCAGCATAACCCTTGAAGAGTGCCTTCATACCTTCTTCAGTTAATAAATCAGGGCCACCTTCGCTGGTAAGGTCGAATCCGTTTGCTTTAGCAAACTCTTGAATAGTTTGGTCTGTTGTCCATTTCTTGGGGTTAGCAATAAAAGACCAAAGTGCTTCGTTATTTAAAACGGAATCATACTCTGCGTTATCTTCTTTTTTAGATTTTTCAAACTCAGGCAGGTCGAGTTTAGTGTAGCTCGACTTAGGAACACCCTCACGTATAGCGGTATTAATGGTTGAGACGGCGTTTGACACATCCGTATTGTTTGCTACTGCATCTTTTATAGTGTCTTCGGAAACACCAAAAAGTTTAGCAAGATATTCAAGACTATTTTGTGAATCACTAACCGCTTTCTCAACATCATCCAAAGCATCCGTTGCTTTTTTAGCGGCGGTTTTTTCTGCTTTAGCAGTAGCTTCTTTTATTAAATTCTCAAAGGTTTGAGTATCTACACCAAGTGCAGTTTTAAGATTATTTATCTGGGTGATGTAGTCATTAGCTACTCTTTCTTCTG